TGTTGGTGGTATATCGGATACTGAAGATGCCCAAAAAATTATAGAAGAACGCTTTGCATCAATAGAAACATCTGTTCAGTTTTTAGAAAAAGAAATAGATAATATTCAAGTTCCTGATATTACAGAAATAAAAACAGACATAGCTACTATTAAAGCTGATTTACAAAGTTTAGAAAAAGATTTAAGTAAATTAGAAGACAAAGATGATAATCCATTAAACGGCTAATGAAATATATATTAAGCACTATTATTATCACAAGCTGTTCAATGTCTATGAAAACAAAAGAATGGAATGATTCTTATGATCCTGCACAATGGCGTAGTCAATATGAACTTTGTAAAGATGTTTTAAACACAGAAGAATGGACAGAATGTATGGGAGATTTTAGTTAGGAGAACTTATGCTAAAAGGAATGTTAAAAAATGTAGTTGGATCAATAGCACCAAGTTTAGGTTCTGCTGTTGGCGGACCACTAGGAGGCATGGCTACTAAAATTATTTGCGAAACATTAGGTTGTAAAGCAGATGCAAAATCTATTGAATCTGCTATTAATAATGCTAGTCCTGAACAACTATTACAGTTAAAACAAGCAGAAAAAGATTTTGAAATTCGCATGAAAGAATTAGATGTGGATGTATTTAAGTTAGAAGCTGAAGATAAAAAAGATGCTAGAGGTAAATTTAGCAAAGATTGGACAGCTAGAATTATGGGTATTGCTACTGTAGGCGGATTTTTAGGATATATATTTTTAGTAACTTTACAACCACCAGAACAAAATAGTGAAGCACTAATAAATTTAGTTCTTGGATATTTAGGAGGATTAGCAAGTGCGGTTATTTCATTCTATTTTGGAGCATCTAACTCAAACAAAGGGGACTAAAATGCAAATATCAAATGAAGGTATATCATTAATTAAAAAATTTGAAGGTTGTAAATTAGAAGCATATTACGATGCTGTTAATGTTTTAACTATTGCTTATGGCAGAACTAAAGGAGTTAAAGCTGGTGATACTTGTACACAAGAACAAGCTGATGCTTGGCTTGAAGAAGAACTACATGAGTATAGTGGATATGTAAATGATGCAGTTAAAGTTGATTTAGAACAAAATCAATTTGATGCTTTGGTAGCATGGACATATAACTTAGGTCCTACTAATCTTAATAACAGTACAATGTTAAAAAAAATTAATGAAAAAGATTGGGATGAAACTCCTAATCAAATAAAGCGTTGGAATAAAGCAGGTGGTAAAGTGTTAGAAGGTTTAGTAAGACGCAGAGAAGCTGAGGCACTTTTATTTCAAGGTAAAGACTGGACAGAGATATAGTATGCCTTTTGCTAAATTTAAATTTCAACCCGGAATTAATAAAGAAGGAACAAACTATTCTAATGAGGGTGGTTGGTTTGATGCAGACAAAATAAGATTTAGAAAAGGCAGACCTGAAAGAATAGGTGGTTGGCAAAAAAATTCTGGTAATTCTTTTATTGGAACAGCCAGAAAAATTCATGTCTATAAAGATGCAGATCAAATTCAATATAATTTAATTGGCACACATAAAAAACTTTATGTACAACAAGGTAATGTATTTAATGACATAACTCCAATACGATCTACAACAGGTTCAGGAGATGTAACTTTTTCAGCATCTAATGGAGATGCAACATTAACAGTTGCTGATACAGGACATGGTGCAGTACAAGGAGACTTTGTTACTTTTAGTGGTGCATCTAGTTTAGGCGGTAATATAATTGCTTCGGTGTTAAACCAAGAATATGAAATAGCAACAATAGTAAATGATAATTCTTATACTGTAGAAGCAAAAAATACTAGTGGTTCTACAGTAACTGCTAATTCTTCTGATACTGGTAATGGTGGTAGTTCTGTTGTTGGTGCATATCAAATAAATGTAGGATTAGATACTTATGTTTCTTCTACTGGATGGGGTGTGGGAACATGGAGTGCAAGCACTTGGGGATCAGCTACAGCACTTTCAAATACAAATCAATTAAGGTTATGGTCATTAGATAATTTTGGTGATGATGGATTATGTTTAGCAAGAAATGGTGCTTTATATTATTGGGATGAATCATCAGGTGTTTCTACTAGAGCAGTAGCAGCAAGCAGTAGAGCAGGTGCAAGTGATACTCCAGTAGCAGCTTTACAAATTATGATGTCAGATGTAGATCGTCATGTTATAGCTTTTGGATGTAATGCTATAGGATCATCAACTCTTGATCCATTGTTAGTTCGTTTTTCAGATGCAGAAAATGCAGTTGATTGGACACCCACAGCAACTAACTCAGCAGGTGGTGTGCAACTTTCTACAGGCTCTACAATTATAGGTGCTTTACAAACTAGACAAGAAATACTTATTTGGACAGATGCAGGTATTGTATCTATGCGTTTTGTTGGTGCTCCATTTATTTTTAGTTTTAATGAAGTAGCAACAGGCATGTCTTTAATATCTCCTAATGCTGTAGCAACAGGTGGTAATACAGTTTTCTTTATGGATAATGGTGCGTTTTATCAATACTCAGGTTCTGCACAAAGATTGCCCTGTACTGTATTAGATCATGTATTTAGTGATTTTAATTTAGATCAAGCATTTAAAGTATTTGCAGCACCAATACCACAACATAATGAAATTATATGGTTTTATCCTAGTGCTGATTCTGAAGAAGTAAACAGATATGTTACATATAATTATTTAGAAAAATCTTGGTCAATAGGAACAACCAATGATGGATTTACTAGAACAGCATGGAATCCAGCATACATATTAAATAACCCTATAGCTGCTGGTAAATTAGATACCACTGATATTAATTATTTATATAACCATGAAATAGGACATAGTGCTGATGGATTATCATTTACAGCATTTATAGAATCAGCAGATTTTGATTTAGACCCTGATGGTGAAAAGTTTATGTTTATATCTAAACTAATACCAGACCTTGAATACAGAGGATCAGATGATACAGGTAACACAGTTAATTTTGTAATTAAAGGCAGAAACTATCCATTAGAAAGTTTATCTACATTACAAACAGTTGCTGTTACTCCTAACTCTACATTTACAAATACTAGAGCAAGAAGCAGACAAAGTGCTATTAGGATAGAAAATACAGCAGATAATTTTAGTTGGCGATTAGGTGATTTAAGATTAGAACTTAGACAGGATGGCAAAAGATAATGGCAGAAAAATCAAATATACCTTTACCTATAGCTAGTTTAGAATATGACGAAAACAATGAAGCAATAACTAGAAGAACTATTGAACAAGCATTTCAAGATATTAATTCTGAAATAGGAACTTTAAAAACTATGCAACAATCAGTTGTTAGTAAAGCCATACGCAGACATCAATTTTTATTAATGGGTGTAAAACATGGCTGATAGTTTAAAAGTATTAGGACAATTAGACCCAGCAGCTACTACAACTACTGTGCTCTATACAGTTCCTGATAAAACACAAACAACAATAAGTTCTATAGTTGCAGCTAATAGAACAGGTTCAGCAATAACATTTAGATTAAGTGTTCATGTAGCAGGTGCAGGAGCAGACGATAAACAATTTTTATTTTATGATAAATCTGTGGCAGCTAATGATTCATTTGCTATTGTTATTGGCATAACACTTAATCAAACAGATGTTTTAAAAGTTTACACAAGTGCAGTAGATATGAGTTTTAATGTATTTGGTTGTGAAACCTTAGAGGAAAGATAAATGAAAAATCTTAAAAATCAAGCAAATCAAGTAGCAAACGCTGGTCGTTTTGGCGATAGCATGTTAGTACACATGAACCCTATAGAAGTGCAGGGTTTAGCTAACACTATGCCAATGACTGTAAATCCACAAACAGGACAGCCTGAAATGTTTCTACCTTTTCTTGCACCCTTACTAGGTAGTGCAGCAGGTACTGCTTTGTTTTCAGGAATAATGAGTCCAGCAGTAGCAGGTGCTGTAGGTTCAGGATTAGCCACAGCTATAGCAGAAGGTGATCTTAAAAAAGGAATCATGGCAGGTATTACAGGATTTGGTATTGGTAATGTTTTAGGTCAAGTAGGTGCAGGAACTAAAGGTGCAGTTGATCAAGCTACAACAGAATTTATAGAAGCAGCAGCAGAAGGAACAGGAGCAGCAGCAACTAATCCTGTAATAACTCAAGCATTAGCAGATCAAGCAGGTCAAACAGCAGCCGAAGGAACAATGGCAGCATTTCGTTCAGGTTTACCAGCAGAAGGAGTTAAAGAAGCTATAGCATCTGGATTAACTACACCAGCAGATGTTTTAGCAAATACTCAAGGTATGTCTGGTGCTGGTAATAGACTATCAGCTATAGGTGAAAATTTATTTAGTGGAGATACTTTATCTGCTTTAGCACAACCAGCATCTTATGTTCCTATAGCTATAGGCGAAGGACAAAGAGGTGTTATGGAAGCACAAGAACAATTTGAAGAAGATATGCGTAAGTTTGAACAAGATGCAGAAGAAAGAAAAAGAAGACTATATGCTATGAATCCAGAACAAATACCTTTTGGTAGTCCTTATTATGGAAAAGAAGGTGGAGTTGTTGCAATGCAAGAGGGTGGTGAAATTTTTGGTAATCCAAATGTAGCTCCTGTTTTTCCAACAGCA